ATGGTAAAGAATTAAATCATGGTATGAGTTGGTTATCAAGTACGATTATAGGAGAAGCTTTACTATATAAAAAATCTAAATTATTGGGTATTTTATTTTTAAAAAGACGTATTAAAAAAAAAAAAAATATATCAAGTGGTATTAAAAGTTTACGCTATTGTATAAAAAATAAACCAGAAATGAATGAATCCGTTAAAATCAAATCAATGGGATATAGACCTACAGGAAATATCAATGATAATTTAATGTTAATAACTTATTTAATATATCCATTTATATATAAACTACATTCTAAATCAGTTAATAAAAAAATTCCGTTTATTTTTTAATAAACCTTTAATTTTATAAATTTAATATTTCATTTTCCCAATTTATTTCAGTATGAGATTTTAACAACAGTTTTGCATTTTTAACAATATTACTAACATCTTTGTTTTCTATTAAAATTTTAGCTAATTCTTTTTCATCTCTAACTATTATACAATTATAATTATGTTTATATACAGTTTTTAAACCATTAATCCATTTATCTGATAAAATTAAACAACAATTCTGATATATTGCTTCTAAAAATGTATATTGACTACCTCCTCCGTCATTTTTAATAGCTGACATATCTACCATATATTTAGCGGGGGATAATATTTTATTAATATCACCAAACGATTTAGAAAACCTCCCTTTATAATTAGACAAAGGATCTTTATCAGACATCGAATCTATATTTAAATCACGTAATACTCTATAAACATATAAATCATTCTTTGCTCCATAAATTTTAATATTATTTTTATTCTTATTTTTTAATAGTTCATTTGCTTTTAAAATAAGTTCAGTATGTTTATCATAGTCTATTCTAGATATAGATACTGCTTCGTGTTTTTTAGTATCCGAAATAGGATATTCGTAAAAAGGATGTGGTAAAAATAAACTATCAATATTATATTTTTCCTTTAAAAAATGTTTCACTGTTTCTCTAATTGTTATTACCTTAAATCTTGATAAGTTATCTAAAACAGGCTGACAACTTTTTCCTTTAACTTCTGTAGGGTCATGAATGACAATGATTGTTCCATCTGGGAAATAATCTAAATATTTATAATAATTTTTATCTATAGCAGTAATAAGAATCGTTTGTAAATTTTTACCTTCATCAATCGACACATTTCTATATTTTACACCATATCCATAGTCTCTCTGTTTTTTTTCGGTTTTATTCCCAATTTTATATAAATTTAAATTATGTTTAAGTGATAGATGAGCAGTAAATGAAACCCATCCACCATACACAGGTTTTGCCATATAAATTAAACTAATATTACTGGTCCCACCATTTTGTCGATTATTTCTCCGATAAAGTCTATTATTAAATTTATTACCACCTGTTTGAAATTTATTATTTATACTATTTAAATAGTTTTCCAAGATATGTCTTCCTAAATAACTGTGAATATCTACATACTCATTAGACTTTTTATCAAAAATATATTTATACATTATAATTAATATATAAATATATTATTTAATTTATTCATTTTTTAATTGAATTTCTTAAATTATACTGTTTATTGGATGTTGTTTTATCAGAACTCCATATTTTAGTGTCTTCTTTTGTATCTGTTGTTTTATTTTGTACCGATTTTTTAAATGTTGTATTAATTTTATGGGTTTGTTGTTTTTGATTTCTAACTAATACTGTTTCTAATGTAGTATACACATCTTCACCATATAAATTTATTAAGTGTTTAATTCTCCTACATTTAGTACAAAATTTAGAAACATAACAGGTTTCTTTTTCACATAACGTACAACTCAACATCTATATATATATTATTATATTTTAATATTTATAATTTTACACAAAATATTTTACAACCTACTAAATATTATATTAACAGTATATTAATTCCGCAAATTAATAAGTGTATTTTAAGAACGTAAATAAATAATATTATCTAAACTAAATTTATTATTTGTATTATTTCCATTATCAACTCCTTCCCATACTATTTCCCCCGTATGTTTAACACGAATACGAACACTTCCGTGTTGACTAAAACATACGAATAATAATGTCTTATGAGGTCTATATTTTTTATGTAATATAGTTATTGTTTCTGGTTCAGTATTACCTGGTTTTCTATAATATTTAACTAATGTTCCAGTTAATTTTACAATATTATTGTCAATTATAACTGTAGGTTTTGCGTGATCATTTACTATTTTATAATGATTATGAAGTTTTAAATCTTCGCCATTATATATTGACCAATGCACTCCTTCTAAAGATATAGTAGAACTACCATGATTAATTCTAATAGAATCATTTATAATATGAATTTTATGTATAGAATTTTCATCATTAATACCAATGGAGTTTATAATAGATAAAGGTTTTATATTATTATTTAATTTATTAACAACCTTATATACGGCATTAGTACAACTTTGTCCATAGACTTGATTTTTATTTAATGTTTTGCAGTTAGAAGCTTTCCCCTGAGAACCATATGTATTTCCTACCCAACATTCCCCTAAAGGGCGATTTTTACCTATACCATTTTGATATTGTAAACCATAATACTTATTATTATTTTTTATAGCTTTATTCCTACAATGATTAATATTATAATTACCTATTTTTTTAGGTAAATCTCGTCCTTTACAATCCTTATAGCATCCCATATAAAATTTAGCTCTCCCAGTCAAGAAAACTAATCCTCCTAAAATACTATAAGATATATTACTTTCTTTATCTAATTTATCACTAGATACCATAGGATATCTAATATTACTCAATGATATTAATTCATTTCTTTTATAATCTATTGTTGGTGTCATTAAAACAAGACTGTTTTTCTGGATAGTACATATAACATATCCTCCTTTAATATATAATGGAAATGAACAATCTCTATCTGGAGTATAAGATAAAGGCACTGTTCCTAATTCTAAGGTATCGTTTAATTTAATATTACTACTATAATGTATACAGCCATCTATAAAAATTATATTTCCTTCTTTTTTAATTTTAAGTTTTTCTAGATGATTTGAACCTAAATTTTCTCTCCAATTATTATTATGGAAAGTAATTGTTCCTGGTATATCTATTAATGTATTTTTAGTATTTAATAATATTTCAGGAATAGTGCTATACGCTAAATTTTCTATATAATGTTTGTTAATTTCTATACCAATCCATTTAAATTTAGATAATTCAAAATTTCCGACTGCATGCCAAGGATCAGCAATATACACTTTTTCATCATAGGGCCATAAAATATCACCAATTAAATCTAATTTACTGCTTGGAGAGCCATCTAAATATGTGGTAACCGTTTTATCTTTTACCGTTATTGCTATATGATGCCATTTATTTAATGATACATTTCCTATAGATACCGATTCACCATAAGTATCTGTATTTTTTTCAGTGGTTGATATCGCAAATAAAATTCCAGCAGAATTTGGTTTAATCCATATACCTGGAAATCTATGCTTATTTATGCTTCCGTGATGAAATATATTTCTATAATTCCTATTTAAATTATTTATTTTAATCCAAAATACTACACTATATTCATAATTATATTTTTTACTATATACAGTTGTTTTTTGAGTATCGATAGTTTGCGGTCCATTGGTCCAAAATTTAGCTTTTCCTATATTATTAATATTTTTTTCTATTGATACTGCTTCACATAAAGCATCATTTGAACATAAGGAAAGGGCTTCTAATTTCATTAAATTTTGTTCTCTTAATAATTTTCCAGTATTAAATTTATTTTCATTATAAGTATTGCTAAATAGTTTCATAATTTTTAAATTCTTAGTATTTAAAATCTTAATTTGTTTTTTATTAATCATCGTTTTATCAGGAATAATTAATGTACTAATTTTATCAAAATAAGAACTTGTTGGATGTGTTTTACAAAAATTTCCTATATTAGTTCTGGTCTCATTATCAGTTATTATATCTAGAGGTTTATCGCAAAAATGTGCTGAAATAGATTTAATAGGTGCTAAATTAGAGACATAGTTTTCTCTATTATAATTTATATTTATATAAAGTAAAATTAGAATTATTACAATAAATATGTATATATTCATTATACTATATATAAACATAAATAAATAAACTATTAATTCTTTTTATTCATAATCTATTATTAATGTATTTTTTATATAATTAAATATTAATAATAATTTACTGTTAATGTATTTTTTATATAATTAAATATTAATAATAATTTACTGTTAATGTATTTTTTATATAATTAAATACATTAATAATAATCTACTGTTAATATTCTATATAATTTAATATTAATACCAAGCTAAGATTATTAATAACTTATTTATATGTCATAAAACCTATACCATCTAAACTTACTATATCTCCTTCGCCTTCTAAAAATGTAATATTTCCATTCTGACTTACTAATACTTTATTACTTTTTCCATTACCATTAATATAAAATGTTAAGTCTTTATTTGGTCTTAAATCATTTTTAAGTTTAGTAATAATTGTTCCTTTATAGTTAGTATTTTTAGGACCGACTACTCCCTGTAAGCTAATATACTCATTATTTTTAATAACTTTTGGAGAAGCATAATTTTTCCCAACTAAACCTTCTGATTTACTTAATTGACTAATATCATTTATAGTTAATACCCGATTAAATAATAATAAACTCGTAATAACTCCTTTAAACTCTTTCACATAGCCTTTACCTATTAATAAATCATTATGACTTTCTACTGGAATTAATGTCATCGTTATCTCATTTGTTTTTAATCCATCTACATACCATATTAATTTTTTTCCGATAATGTCTCTTATTACTGCGATATGAGTTTTAACTCCCCATTTTATAGTTTTTTTACTATTAAATCCTTGATATGGCTTACTATTTTGACCAGAATTTCCATAATAATATGTAATCGAACCGTTTGGCTCAATTGTTAATGTCCCTTCTCCTCCATACGCTTTTGCTATAGGATTTTGACGACCATTTGATTCAGCTGTAATGAACATAGCTATTGTTTGATTACCAGTTATTTTAAATTTAGATACATTTCCTAAAGAATATCCTGTATCTAATCCATTTCCCTTAAATAAATTTATATTTAAAATATTTCCACTCATTAAATCGGAACTTACTGTACTTCCTAAATTTTTCCAAGATGATTCTAATTTTATATCTAGATTATCATTCGAAATATTCCAATTAATACCATCTAATGATATCCAATGATATCTTCGTGCTGTTACGCCTATTTCTGAAGCTTTAGTTATTCTAATAATACCATCAGTATCAACTTCTATTGTAGCAGTTCCTATATGATTTGATACATTAAATAAATGAGTACTTTTAGGACAACAGTTTTTAGGAAGTTGACCTATAATACTTGGTAATTGATAAATATGTCCACCAGTATATCTTACTAATCCACTTAAATATATGTCATTATCTATAATAGAATAACTTCCTTCTCTATAAACACCTTTATAATTTTCCCAATGTGTAGATATTCTCCCGTCGCTAGTTTGTTTAAAAAGAAATGTTTTACTACTTGGGTAAACCTTACTATGTGATATATAACCAGAATCTACAATAATATTTTGTTTTTTGTTTGCCCTAAATTTATTTTTAATAAAACATTTTCCTTCTTGTTCTCCCGATTTTATATAACTGAAGCTTTTACAATTTTCTACAGATTTACAGTAATCTCCACAACTATTAATAGACTCAATAGGTAATCCAGCCTGAATATCTGACCCAGGATAATCTGTATTTTTCTCGATTTTATATTTTTTATCTCTTATAAAATCGTTTGGGTCCCATGTTTGAGATATTATTTCATGTTTGTTAATATCTAATAATTGTATCTTAGCACCTGCGATTCTTTGATCACAGCATTTATCAGATCTATTATAAACAATCACTTTAGATACAGTATGAACCTCCCCTAAATCTACCATCCACCACTGATTACTTCCGTAACCAGTATGTGATATACTATCCCCTTTTCCATATAATCCAGAAGTATTTCCATCTAATGCATTTAATGGATTAATACGAGAACTACCTGATTTTCCACCATAATAACTAGACTGGGTTGCGGTTTTTCCCTGTGCTATGTTTTTACCTAAATTATCATAAACCTCTACTTCGGCTATATTTAAATAATCATGTTTAGGTAATAATAATCTAACATATTTACATCCTCTTTTTATCGAAAAGTCTATCTGGTTACCAAGATCTTTATTAAATTTTAATCCATCAAACGAAAATTCGCCTTTTTTTAAATGACCCGCTACTCTTTCGATTCTTCCATCTGGATAAATATCGACTCTTATTCCTATCTTTTCTAATCTGTGAAATACTAATCTTTTATTTGGTCTATAATCTATTGGTAAATAACCTATTATTTTCTGAGAATCATTTACTAGACATCTACCTGTTAAAATAATTAAATTGTTTGTTAAAAATCGTTTAACGCTGGGCTGTCTGGCAGTGTTTTCGGATAAATATGTACTTTTATAATGAACCCCATCCGCTAAACCTAATAAACGTACCGTTCTATTTTGATAGTTTGGGAAATCCTTTCTAATACCTCTTTTATTTGATATTGAGCCTGATAAACTGTGACTTCCTTGACTATCTGTTATAATATCCTTGTCATCTATATAAGAATCTATATATTTATTTTTATCAGCACTGTTTTCGCAAAATTTTGGAATATTTTTTAATGTTTTACAGTTTATATTAGGACTGTCATTTAATAAGACACTTTTAATATATGTTTCTGGAACAGCTATGGAGAATATTCTAAATTGTGCGATATTTACATTATTATTATTATTATATTTATTTCCACCCCCTATTTGTAATTTAACATTATTATTAAAATTTGGCGATGATGCCAATTTTTTTGTCCCTTTTAATACACCATCAACATAATGCTTTATTTCTTTTCCATATAAAACTGTTGTAATATGTGTCCACCTATCTAAACTTATTTCTCCATTATTAATATCTAATCCATCATTACTATTTGTTTCAGTAGAACACCTAAAATGTATTCCTGTGCTATTTGGATATATATATATTCCTGGACATCTATTGTTATCGGAACCGTTTCCTGCTAAAAATATTCTACGCCATCTACTATATACAGCTTTTATATTAATCCAATAAGATATTGTAAACTGGCTACTACCTCCACTGATATAAGTTGTTACACCCTTTTTAATAATCTTATCTTTTTTAATAAATTGTTTTCTTAAACTACATTTATTAAATTTATCTATAGTAAATCCGGCATAATTATCCTTTTTCATTAAATTTTTACAATTGTCGAAATTTGTATTATTATATTCTTTATAGGTAGAATTATGCGATATTTTTTTATTTCCTATATTTTTAATAAATAATGTCTGATTTTCATATTTTCTAACTGACCTTAAACGATTATTAATATCGTAATAATAAACTATTAACATTTTATATACTCCTCTCACTGGATCTGTAAAATGTTTATTATTAACTTTTATAGTAACACTATTAGATTTAATACTGTTATATATAACATCAGTAACATATATACCACGGTGATTACTCCACATATATTTTGGATCACCATACCAAGCAAGGTATATAGGATAATAATTATGTACAATATTATAGTCAGTATTAGTCATCTTTGTAAATTCATCAGGGCATATATTGTAGTTAAAGTGTCCTAGATGTTTATTCGTTAAAGTCGTGGAATTATCTATTAATAATTTAGATAATTTATTTAAATCTATATCTTTATTTAAATTTTTACATAAATAATTGTTAAAGACAGTTTCATCCATACCTTTATTACATAAAAAGCCTTTTGATAAATCATTATAAGTAATACTAAAATTTTCTTTAGTTTTTGTTAAAATTAAAAGTATTAGTAATGCTAATAATAAATAGATATATATGTTCATTATATATTATTATATAATATTTATAGAAAGAAGTATTATACAAATAAATAATAATTATTTATAGAATAAATAATATAAAGAGATATTAACACTATTATTATTATGACTATTGGAATTGATATTGGTAATTATTCAACTAAATTATCGAATTTAGTAAATGGTAAAATAAATATTATTTTAAATAAATCTTCACAAAGAAGTTCTAAAACACTTATGTCATTTAAAGATATTCGATATTTTGGAGACGATGCTTATTCTCTACAAGTAAATAATTATAAAAATACTGTTTCAGATTTTATGATAACTATTCTTAATAATAATTACAATAAATTATATTTATTTCCAAATTTATCGAATCCAAATTTATCGAATCCAAATTTATCGAATCCAAATTATACGTTAATTTTAAATGGTACAACCTATGATTTAAGTCCTGAATATTTATTAGCAATGTATCTTACTAATATTAATAACAATTTAAAAGAAAATAATATATCGACGGATTATGTTACATTGGCGGTCCCAAATAATTTTAATCTCTATCAAAATAATATTTTATTAGAATGTTTTAAAAATTCTGGATGGAAAAATCCACATATTATAAATAAAAGTATTGCTCTTGGATTAGAATACACTTTTTATCGTTCAGGTAAAGAATTAGGTGAAGAAAGTGAACCAGTATTATTTATTGATTTTGGGGAAACATCCACTGAATTATCCCTAATAGAATGTAAATCGTGGGAAATTGTTACCAAAGGAAGTGAAACAATAGATAGTATTTCTGGTTCAAGTATTAAACAAATACTCTATGAAGAATGTAAAAAGGAGTATAAAACTAAGTTTAAATCAGATGTTATTGATGGAAGCAAACAATCTATTAAAATTTATAAAGAATTAAATAAAATAATTAAAGATCTAAGTATTAATAAAAATTCTAAATTTATTGCAGAAAATATTAATGAGGATCAAGATTTAATTTTTAATTTAAGTCAAACTCTAATAGAAAATTATTTGGAAAACAATATTACAAATTTAGATAAATCAATTAAAACCTTATTAACAACAGCTAATATAAAACTAAAGGATATTAAATCTATCGAAATATTAGGAGGAATATCTCGTGTTCCATTCATAAATACTTGGTTACAGGAAAAATTTAAGACCAAAATAAAACATACAATGGATGCGGAAGATAGTATAGCGAAAGGATGTTGTCTATATTCTTCTATAATATCTCCTAAAATTCAGATGAAAAAATTCTCAATATTTAAAAGTATTTTTAATAATATTACTTTAAGTTGTAATAAAAAATCGTTTACATTATTTAAAAAAGGCGATAAAATACCGAAATCAAAAAAAATAAGTATTAATACTAAAAAAAACATTCATTTAGAAGTTACTAATGGTGAATCTAAATTAAAATTTTTAATTAAAGTTGATAAAAAAATAGAATCGATGACAGAAGTGTTTGTTGTTTTTGATGTAAATATTGACAATACTATTATTATATCTAGTGCTTATTATAAAAAAAAAATAGTGATTAAAGAACCTGCTCCTTCTCTCACGTCCACAATATCTGATATAAAGGAAAAAGGAGTGGAACAAAAACCTGATGGGAAAGGAAAAGAAAAAGAAGCGGAACAAAAATCTGATGGAAAAGAAAAAGAAAAAGAAGATAAAGAATCGAGCAAAAAGGAAACAGAACCAACTTCTAATAAGAAAGAAACAATAGAAAATAAACCAACCGAAAAAATAATATATCAACGATACAATTTAACGATAGAAGACCTAAATAAATCAAATATATTAAAAGACCATTTTAAACAATATTTAAAATTAGAAGAAAAATTTACTAAAAATGAAACTAAAATTAAACACAGAGAATCACTTATTAATAATTTAGAAACATCTGTATATGAGTTTAGGGAAGCATTGGATAGTAATAAATATATAATGTTTATTTCTCCTGATATTTTAAGTAAATGTGAGGAAGCTTTAGTAAAAGATTTAGATATATTTAATGATTATTTAGTTGATGAATTAGATACAACTATATTGGAGGAAAAATATAAATTTTATAAGAATATTAAAATAGCTTATAAAAAAAATAAAGATTTAGAAAAAGATAATAATGAATTCATTGATTCTATTATAAAAAAACTAGATTATTATATACATTATTTTGATAGAGAAGAAAAACTATTGGATGAATACAAAATATCTATTGAAGATAATAAATCTAAGTTATTAAAATTTATAAATGATACTAAAGAAGAAAATAATATTATTTTAAATAAAAAACCATATGAAAGAATATATACAAAACAGGATAAAAAAAATAGTGATATGGATTTATTAATAAAAGAGTCAAAAAAAATAATAGACGACTATAATAAAAAAAAAGAGGATATTAAAGAGTTAGATGAGGAGAATAACAAAAAGGACGCTGAGAAGGAGCTTCAAGAGAAAGGTGTTAACGAAGAAAACCAAAAAATGTCGGAAGATGAAAAGGAATAATTTAGCTTAATAGTGATATTTTATCTTTAGGGAATAAATTATCATAACTTACTCCCATTATAATTGCATAATTATTTTAAATTAACAGATTGTCATACTATATGTTAATTTAAATTATAAAATATTATTTTAAATTAACAGATTGTCATACTATATGTTAATTTAAATTATAAAATATTATTTTAAATTTAATATAACTTTTATTTTCGAAATTATGTTATCTAATTTATTAATATTTTCTGTATCATCTTTATAAGTATGTTTCATATTTTCTAATCCATCAATACTGTTTCTTAAATATAACTGGATTGTATTTATTAACTTATTATTACTTACTGTATTTCTTTTTCTAATTAATTTTTTATAATCACTATCTACATTATTTATTAAAGTATCAATAAATATAATACCTTTTTCTCTATTACTTTCATACCACCATCTTCGAATACCCTGAAATAAAGTGTTATAATCTATTACTATTAAATTACCATTAATTGATATTTTTTGATTTTTTTCTAATAACGCAAGAACTTTTAAATTTATCAATACATTTTCATCCATATAAATACTTATAGATAAATTTATAAATAATTATCTATAAATGAAAAATATATATTTAATATTTTTAAGTTTTTTTACTATATTTTTAGCAAATTATGCTACATTAAATCCTGAAAAAGAGTTCTATATAGCTTTAAAACATACTAATACTGATATATTAGAAAATACTCTAATAAATATTTCTGATTATAAACACGAATCGTATGGTAACTATCTAACAGTTGAACAGATTAATAGTATAATATCAGTAAATTATACCGATACTATTATTCTATCAAATTGGTTAGATAAAAATAATATAACAATTATTAAAAATTATACAGATGGATTAAAATGTTCTGGAAATATATTTTCTATTAATACTGCGTTTAATACTAACCTACAACCTTCATTCAGTTTAAAAGGTCTTTATTATAAGAATTATCAAGATTACATAATTCCAAATGAATTAAGAAATACAATAGTATTTATAGAGGGTCTTAGTGAACCTAAACATAGAACTAAAATAATATATTCTAAAAATAAAAATAATGATGTAGATAGTGGTTATTGTGGTAAAGAAGTCATAGATAGAATTTATAACATAACCAATTTAAATAATATAACTTATAGTTCGGTATGTTCTATAGAATATCAATCGAATGGTGGATACAGTGATGATGATTTATTAGCAGCTGAAAATATTAATAATGTCAACAATAATACTGTTTCTCATATTGTAGGAGATAATGTAGGGACAGATACAGAAAGTCAATTAGATATACAAATGATGGGTATAAATGTTCCTAATGCTAATATATGGTTTTGGGACGGAGATTATTGGTTATATAGTTTAGCAGTAGATATGGTTAATAGCAAGTCGGTTCCAGATGTGGTATCTATGAGTTGGGGATGGGCGGAAGATCAACAGTGTACTGTTGCTAATTGTAATACAACAACTTCCCACGAATATGTAGATAGAGTTAATACAGAATATATTAAGTTAGGTTTACGCGGTGTAACTATTACTACTGCTAGTGGTGATGCTGGTGCTCCTGGTAGAACAAATGAAGATTGTGATATAGAAAGAAACATAACAGCTATATTTCCTGGGTCATCTCCTTGGATTACAAGTGTTGGTGCTACTTATATATTAAATAGTACTGCTCAAGTAAACTGGACCACACCATTATGTATTAATAATACGTGCGCTACAGGATTAAATCAATTTGTAACGAATTATAATGATACTGGATGGACATCGGGGGGAGGAGTTTCCAGATATAATAACCGTTCATCATGGCAGAATAACGCTGTACATAAGTATTTAACATCTAATGTATCACTCCCATCAGGTATTAATAAAAATGGTAGATTTTATCCCGATGTATCTGCTATAGGACATAATTGCCCAGTTATAGATGGCGGGTTTTTAGAAGCAGTCGATGGAACTAGTTGTTCGTCTCCTATTTTTGCATCAATCATATCTATATTAAATGATCATCAGGTTAAACACGGAAAACCAAAATTAGGATTTGTAAATCCTCTATTATATCAAATGCACGACTCTAATCCTAAAATATTTAAAGATATAACGACGGGAAATAATTGGTGTACTGAACAGATGTGCTGTGATACCAAAGATGGGGGAGGATCTGATTTTGGGTTTGAGGCATCTAAGGGCTATGACCCAGTATATGGTTTGGGGACGCCAAATGTAAATTTAATGAAAGAGTGGTTAGATAAAAATACGATTTAAACTCTATTATTTTAATAAAGTACACTATAAAATATGATTATTATTTTATATTAATGAATATTTTAATAAAATATTCATTAATATATGTATATGTTACTAAATTTAATATAATAATTTTGTACGATATACTAAAAATATAATTCTAGAATGTTATAAATAATTTATTTATCTGGTTCTAAAAATTAAAACTAATAATATTACAAATAAACATAAAAATATTAATCCTGAAAATTTATTTGGGTTAGAAATATTTAAAATGGCAGGAGGTGTTGTAATAATTTTAGTAGGTTTATTATAATTATGTATATTTATAGAATCCTGTAATTCCTGTGGTTCCTGTGATTCCTGTGATTCCTGTGATTCTTGTGATTCTTGTGGTTCTATAGGTAATTCTAATTCAGATAATTCGGTAGATGATTCTTTTTGTGATTCTTCGGTAGATTTTTGCTGCATTACATTTGCGGAAGCTGCTATAGCAGAGTTAGGATCCTTATTAAATTGTTCTATTAATTTAATGTCCGAAGATGAATTATTTTTCCCTAATTGTGAAAATGGATAATAATAACAAGTACTCATATATATATACTATAAAAATAAAAAAATATTAAATTTAATTAATATTTTTTTAATTAATATCTTATTTAATTTAATATCTTATTTAATTTTTAGCCTTAGGCTTACGCTTTACAACAGTTCTCTTAGCTTTTACAGGTGGGGGAACTACTTCTTCCTCTTCTTCATCACTAACAGAAGCGTCTAACTCATCATTTGATTCTTCATCATTTAATTCCTCATCAGGTTCATTATCTGCTGAATTTTCAGACTCACTATCTTCTACAGTATTGGTCGGAGCTGCATCCTCTACATCATCGGCATCTTCATTATCACTGTCTTCAATGAATGAATATCCAGACATACTATTGGATACAGTGTGTATCTTTAATTGCTGAACGTTCCATTTATATCCATATTTACCACCATTAAAAGTAACTTTATCACATCTTACAATAGCAACAATTTCACATTTTCCTGATGCAACTTTAACTAATTCATCAATATCTGTAATAGGAGTTTTATCATTATCCAAATACGCCTTAAATCCCATACCATCATCCCATACTGGAAGATTTAATTTAAGTCTAGGAGCATATTTCTTATTAATACGTCCAGTTTCTTTATCCTTAGACCATTTAATACCAGACCTCAAAAGCGCTTTACATACGCCTTCACCAGCATCTTCATCATCTACCCAAGTAAAACTATTTTGAGTAGCATGCTGTACCAATGAATTTTCCATATTAACAATCAAATCATACAATTCTTTTACTTTTGGTTTTGGTACTTCATTGCTTCCCTCGATTGGAGTGAATCCATTAAACGAAATATCTATAGAATAAGTTTTCTTATCGCTGTTTTTTTCTCCAGTTTTTTTATCAATATCTTCATATACATTTATCCCAAAAGGAGATAAAATTCTAGGTGTTTGGACTAAAAGCCAACTACCTTTATGTAAGACTTTTGCGTATTTGCCGCCATAATTATTTGCCATTGGACCATCATAGGTTACTGCTTTCGTATCGACGTGTTTTGCGAGATTAATTGAGTTGTTTGCCATTGTATATACTTTTTATATAATAATCTTTAATGAATCAAATTTTTTTTAAATATTTTTAATATTTATAAAATAAATATTAGAAAATTTAAATTTGATGAATAATTATAAAAAATTAACTTTTAATAATATTATGGATACAATAAATGTTTTATATAACCCTAATAATTGTTTAGCCAGACTGAAAAATAATTTAAAGCAACAATGTACGTGTAAAAAGAAACAAAACAGTTTATTCTGCGGAATTCATATGAAATGTTCTAATGTTTATAGAATAGATTTACCAGAACAAGATATTTTGACTTCTTTTCCTATAAGAAAGAAAAAAAAAACTCTTATAAAATTGACAGATTTGTTAAAATATAATAGACTAAAATCATTTAATATATTAGATTTAAAATATACATTTGACTTTTATAAACTTAAAGGTGAATTTAATCTTACTTTGGAGGATGAGTCTCTACTTGTTTTAAAATTAACTCAATTTTTAACTCAATTAGAATATTATAAAAACAATATTAAGCCTATTATTAAATGTCAAGCTATTATTAGAGGATTTATAACAAGAAAACTTAATAGATTAAGAGGTCCAGCATTGTTTAAAAGAACACTATCAAATAATGATACCGATTTTTTAACATACAGTCCAATCCATAAAATAGATATAAAAGATTTTTTCTCATACAGTGATTCGGACGAATTTATCTATAGTTTTACTATAAAATCTTTAAATTATATTATCAATACAACCAAATTAAATCCGTATAATCGGAAAGAAATACCTCATTCCAGTATTGAAAATATTAAAACAATTTTAAAACTAAATAATACAGATCTAACAATTAAGTTTGACCTTCCTACTGATAAAAACTCTCTTATTAAACAAAAATGTATAAAAATTTTTCAGAGAATGGATGATCTAAAATTATATACACAGCCTAGATGGTTTTTAGATTTAGATGTTATTAAACTTAAAAAATTATATAGCGAAACAGAAGATATATGGAATTATAGAACAATGCTAACACCTGACCAAAAAAAAAAATATACTAAAAGTGGTACAGCTTTCACCTATTCGGTATCTAAAATGAATAAATTAGAAGATAAATATTTACTGCAAAATATTATACTTACTGAATATGAAAAATTTGCGTTTGAGGGAGAAACTCCAGATGATTGTATTACATCTTGTTATTGGATATTAATGGGTCTTAGTATTGTATCCGAAAATGCTGCTGAAGGTATGCCTGAATTGGTGCATTCACAGGTTATTCATTAATATAATTATTTTTATAGTATAATTTTTATAAAATAAAATTGATTTATTAAACTATTTTATTTTATTTTTAAAAATGTCTTATTGGGGAGAACAAATCTGTAGTAACACGGTTAAGAGTACGCAAAAACTTTGTACCAACAAAGCATATTATAGTTTAGAAAATAAATTGCTATGTGGGGTTCATAGTAAAAAACACAATAGAACAATATTACCTAAAAATCCAGAAAAAGATAAAATTGAAAAGAAAAAATATGACCAACATTTAAATATTATAGAACAAGTTGCTATTAAAAATAGAGAAAATAAAATATTAGGAAATGTCTATGTTAATAAACTAAAAATGATGAAAAAACCTGATATAGTAAAAGGTTTCCTTAATGTTTTTCCTAACTTTAAACATCAAAATAGAAAAGATGGATATGGGTGTTCTAAATTATCACCAAAATCATTGGGACCTATTAAACACAGTATGCCTAATCTTCCTGAAGCTAAGAATCTCGAGAATTATCACCAATTTGCCAAGGTTTGGAAATTTGAACTTGATCAAAATGGTAATGTTCTAGATGAATATTTTAAAAAAAGGATAGAGGGTTATAATAACATAGAACCATTTAGATATAAATATCAAAAAAAATTCTTATTAGAAAAAAATGGTACATTAACACCTGAATTCTCTGTTTATTATGATATGGAAGGTAACCCACATAACTATACCTACATACAATGCCGTTATTTTTACTGTAAATTTTATGAAGACCTTGCTAAAGAAGAAGACGATTTTAAATTATTAAAAGATAAACTTAAAAAAGGGTACAATCTTAATATTATAGGCTATGATGGATATAATCCTTTAGAAGATTTTATGGAAATGTATCTAGATACTACAAAACCATTTGGACACGAAATGGTTTTGTATACAATGTTAAAGGAAGATAATAGAAATAACTACCCCTGGAATATTTATTATAAAAAAAACCAAGATATATATAATGGATTAATTTAAATCAAAATATTTATAAAATATTCCACCAAAGTTAAAGTTAGTATTTAATTATTTAGTAAATAAACAAATAATTTTCTCTTCATCAGTATAAACAATAGCTATTTTAAATTTATCTTTATACTAAAAAATTTGCCGAACTTATGCGGTATAAGGTCCTAACTTTCTAAAAGATTGATGCTTCTTTACAAAATAATATTTTAATAATGAATTCTAAATATATGCTAATAGATACAGATAGTATATTGTCGACAACTCAATTAGGTTGGTGGAAACATAATAAAGAGATTTATTTATACCCTAAAATATGCAATAATTTACATTAATATAATAAAAAAATGCAGCATCTTTCCATATATAGCCCAATATAATTCCGAAGCCATATTTATCTTTACTAAGATTGGAAACTTACTTGGTGATGCAATAAATCCTATCTGAGTAAAAAATCAACCTAATAATCCACGTTGAGATTAAATAAAATCATCCCTACAGCAACTACTAGGTGAGGCATAGGTAAATTTAAGGAAAATATAAAATTAAAAATTTTTTTTTGGCAAAAAAAGTTTTTCTAATAGATAAGGGTCCCCATAAAGCGAATGCTGTAGATAAAAATGTACTAAGAACGAGAAGTCATAAATTTAATGCTATGCCTGACCAGAATAACTTTGTATATCTTTCAGAAAACAAGACATTATAGTACGCGTCAAAATTAAGATCATATCTTCCAATAGTTGGCTGATGGACAAGACTTTGATGAAATCCATATAAGTATTCCTAGAAAAATAATGTACCAATAATTAGAAGGACGGAGTTAAAGAAAGTACAATTTTTAATTTATCTCCCTATTCTTATCCCCCTTTTTAGAAGAACATTTGCTTCCCAGTCAGCCTCAATTTTATATTGATACTTTGCATCAATATCTGAAACAAGAGCTCGCGCTAATATTCCTTGATCTTCCGCGGCATCACCTAGATTATTTTGAGCATCTTTAATAGCATCTACACCATCAGAGCTAGTTACTTTTACAGTACTGATTCCCCAACCACAACAAAAACCATTAGCAGGCTGAACTTGCGCAGCTTGAAGAGTAGGATCTAAAACAAGGTTAGCATATACTAACGCGGCTGCTTTATTAGGCGCATTGTATGGAATTGCCCAGTAAATGAAATCACCAATCATGTTGTCATAAAAAGAAAAAGCTCGAGACGTTAGAGGTGTGTTTCCACGAGAGTTTGTTGGTCATGCACCTCTTAGAGACAGAGTAAAGCTCATATCAACTTCACCATTAGCAAATAATGCATGCATTTCAGCATTATTAGTTGGATAAGTTTCACCACCCCTATGAAGATCATCTTCTCAAGAATTTAACAGAGCCCATACATGTGGAGCCCACTTGTTATAAAGTTCTTCATTGTATTGTCCAACCCATTGATCATGACCGCCACTAAGTTCAAAGAAAATTTGCTTAACAAATCTAGTTCCAACAAATCCATTTTTTCCTGGTCTGATATATGTGAATCTACCTGGGTTATCAGAAATCCATTTAGTTAGAAATCCATAATTTCTTGGCATATCATCATAGTTATTTCTAGCTGAGTCATACATGAAATGAAATTGTGCACTAGACCAAGGACTTTCCATACCATCTACTGGTCTTCCAAAGTCTAAGTTAACTGCAGGGTTATTCCAAGCAACAAAATTACTATTTGGTAATCCAACCGCAAAAGGACCATAAAGAAGGTCTGCTTGTTTTAAAGTCCAGAAGTTTTCACCATTGATCCAAATTAAGTCAATGTTTCCATTATCTCCTGTGACACCTGCTTCTTTTTCACTTAACACCTGATTAACAGCATCAACAGTACCTGCTGCTAAAGGCATTCTGTTCAAAGTAATGTTGTAATCATTTTTTAATCGTACTCCATAGAAGTCATCCACAAAACCATTAATTGCGTCGGAACCACCCCACGTATATACGTTTACTTGTCCACCATTAGCAGCAGCTTTAACATCATCCCAAGAATTAAATCCTGGAGCAACTTCTTCTGCTGTATCATTGGTAAATTTCACAATACCACGCGCAGAAGGTTGTGTGATAGCAGCGCGATTATTCATAAATAACAAATTTAATCCTAAACATATAATAGCAACATTTTTAATCTTCATATATATATATAATTTAATTTAATTAATTTTTACTCATTTCTTTTATATTTTACACCCTCGGAAATTTAAAATGGAACAAAAAATTTAAGACAATAAGAAACATTGTTTAGTTGTTTCGTTATTATGATATATTGGTGGTAAAACAATACTAATATAATGAGGTACAGCTCTTGATAAACTTATAGAATTTTCATAAATACAATCCCAATTATTATGATGATATTTAAGACAAAATTTAGCATTATTTTTTTCAAATTCACTATTACATAAATCATTTAATGGTGAAAATGTAAATGTTTTACCAAAGTCCAACTTTTTATTATTATCCGAAGTTTCTAATGTAAAATTAGTATGTCTTTTATAAATTTTTTTATAAAATATTATTAGTGAGTTTTCTATTAAATAATTATCTTGAATACTTCCAGATGGTTGATAATTTTCAGGATTTTTGCTAAATTCATATAATTGATTATCAAAAGCAATCACATATGTAATAAAAATTGAATATAATATCATATTTACTTAAATATATATCACGTTTAATATTTAAGTATGCATAATAAATGTATATATTGCAACTATTGTAAAGAAAATTATAAAACTGTATGGAAACATCAAACGAAATGCATATATATAAACCAACATTTTTAGATACATATTATGATAATGCATTATCAAATGAAATATTAAAAAAAGAACATCCAGATGTAAAGTATATAGCAACAAAAAAACACATTATACCATCACATACGAGTTATGGTGATAAATTACATATTGAAATATATACAGACGAAAAATTAGAATTTAAACAAATAGAATTTGATGTTATATATAAAATATTGTAAACTTTGTTATGGCGTATGATACTTTATAATCTAAAATTATAGTGTTAACTATGAATTTATCCAATCATGATTTAAAATATCATCAATACTGTATCTTAATTTATAATTAATAATCAACATATTATTAATTATATCTCTAACTTGTAAAGGTATATTAAATTTATAGTTAATATTGTAACTTGCTTCATCATGTGGATAATAACCGTGTAGTAATAAATATAAAATAATTCCTAAAGACCATATATCACTTTTAAAAGATATTGTTCCTAGATTGTACTCTGGAGAATTATATAATGACGTCCCTTTATTATTAGTACTATAAACATAATTTTGTTTAGAAATGATACTCATACCAAAATCAATTAAAATGAAATGATTATCATTTTTTATCAAAAAATTCTCTAATTTAATATCACCATGTATAACATTTACATTATGACATTCTTTTACACAATGAGCCATTTTAATAAATATTTTTTTTACCTCATTTATATTTAATGGAATTTTTTTGTGTAAATAGTCATATAAATCGCCCTTTTTATAATATTTAAATGCCAAACAATAATTTGTCTCTTTTACCCAATAATCTATTAATTTAATTAACAATTTCGAGTTATATTTATCTATATGAAGTAGTATATTTTTTTCATTATTATAGTTATCTATATTATTAACACTTTTTATTATAAGTTTGTTATTTCTTAATATAAGACTACTTATATTAGTAGTATCTATTCTTTTATCTAATGTTTTATAACAAGATTTAAATAATAACATAATAGTAAAGTATGTTATTATTTATATATATATATATATATTTATTTAACTTTTAATAAATTGGTCTGAGATATATCGTTGTAAATTAAAATAAGTATAGCCCTTTTCTGAATCAGTTATCCCTTTTTTATCTTTTCTAACAGTGTCTAATGGCGATAAAATAGTTTCTAATTTATTATCTGGAATAAATCGTCTTCTATTATCCGAAACCTGAAGATCCTTTTTTTTAATATGTTGTGTTATACTTTTTGTGATATCTGTTCTGGATACTAAGGTACCATGTGGTACACCATAAAAATCGCATAGTGTATCAGAAATTTGGGTAGGCTTTGCAAATCCACTTGGTAAACGAGGCTTACTATTAACATCTCTCTTTTTATTTTTTCTGGTTGTTTTATGCAACGTTTTTAAACTTTTATCATATGATTTACATACATTTTTTAACAATAAAACCATTCGTTTAGTTGATGTTACCATCTCCTTACTCTCATTTATTAAAGTATTTAATATTTCTTTTGGGGTTGATGTAATGGTAATGGAATTTGACACTGACTCTGTTGACTCAGTTGACTCTGTTGGTTCGGTTGACTCTGTTGACTCAGTTGGCTCAACGGGGGTTGGATCAGTTGGCTCAACTTGGGTTGGTTCGACTGGAACTGGATCAACTGGGGTTTGAACAACTTTAGTTGATTTAGTTTTAGATTTAGTAGCTTTGGGTGTCTTCACCGCTTTAGTAGCTTTTGCCGCTTCAGTATTTTTAGAAGTTGATTTCTTCACTTTTTTTGCCTTATTATAAGTCATTATATATATATTTACTTTTTATTTTATATATTTATACGCGACGATATCTTTAAATAAATATCAAAACGATAATGTCCAATCAAAATCATATAAAGTCATTCTTAGTGACGTGGTATAAGTCTTATTATATAATAATTTAATTTTGTTAAAATTATTAATTATAAAATTATAATAAATATCTATGTTAATTTTATCTGAAAACATATAGTTAGCTATAAATAAGTCTGCATTATATATAGAACCAAGTTTTAAAAAAAAATAAGATAAAATAGAACTTTTCTCTATCCAATATTTATTTGATGGGAAACAGCAATTCTTACAAAAAAAATCATCCATATTTTTAATATTATAAAAATTCATAATTTTACTACACTGAATTATAGAAAATCTTAATTCATTTTCTAATAATATTTTATAGTCTATTTGAGAAAAAATTGAGTTAATCATTATATTAGTAATAAAAGCAATAGATTCGGTATATGTCTCAAAAAAATTTATATTGTTTTTATTATTAACATTAAAATTGCATTTAATTTTATGGTCGATTAAATCTAAATCACGCATTACAGGCGTATCTATATTTAATGCGTGTACTAATTCATGTAATAAAACC